TCAGTTGGTGTTGAAGCGGTCCGGCGATGGCTGAATGCGAGCCTCTTTCGCCACAAAGCCTACGACGTCGAGCACGTCGTCAGAGCTTAGTTTCTCGATGGTTTCGGCGAAGCGCCGCTTGAAATAGGTCTGGTGCTCGGCACCGGCGTAGCGGGCCAAGCCGATGGCAGCGGCGAAGGTGATCGCTTCCAGGCGAGCGCCGCCGAAGCCGGACTTCTGATGAAGGCTGGCCGCGAGGTCGTTGAGGGTCATTGGTCGGTGATCCGTGGTAGGGAAAGTAACCGTTCTGGTTACAAGTAACTTATTCGGTTACACCTCCGATGCAAGTGAAAAAGCGAGGCCCTCGGCGTTATGTTTCAAGGCGTTGTGCCGAAGGAATGCATCGCGCAAATCCTTCGCGTGTCTGAGGTCGACAAGTGGGGCCGGGTCTATAATTGCTGCTCTGGAACGTTCCGGTTCGAGCAGATCACGCTCGCCACTTTCCCCGGCGTTGAGACGCATTCCAACGACGTCAGCCTCTACTCGTCAGCCATCGCCGGTCACGTGCTGGGCAAGCCGATAGACTATGAGTTTCACGGCGCGCTCGACTTCGTGAACGAGTTCGACTTTCGGGAGCCCGATCAGCGCCTCGCCGCGCTGGCCGTCGGCTTCAATCTCGGCCGCTTCGCTGGCGGCAAGGCGAACGCCTACAAGACCAGCCATCGCGAGCACCTGGTTGCGAACTTCGGCAGCTATGTCGAGCGCACCCTGGAGAAGGTCCGCAAGCTTCCGGGCATGATCCCGATCAAGAGCTACTCGCCGCGCGACTGGATCCTGCATCTCGAGGAGGCCATCGACCGCAAGGCCGCGATCTTCTCCTACCCGCCGTTCTACAAGGGCGGCTACGAAAAGATGTTCGAGTTCCTGGCCGAGAACATCAAATGGGAAGCTCCCCGATATGAGCTGTTCGACCCCAAGGCGCTGCGCGGTCTCATCGAGCGCGTGCGGCAGGCGGGCGTCCCCTATTGCATCCTCTCGGACCAGATTTACGACGATCTGAAACCGGAGCTGGAATTCGTCTCCGGCCGAGGCCACCCGCACTACTGCTACGTGTCGACCGGCAAGTCGTCCTACCTGCAGCTCGTGCCGCGGTCGGCGCCGTTCCGCTACAAGCCGGTCGACCTCGACAAGATCAAGCCGGATTCGGTGGTGACGATTGGTCGGGCCGACGCCGCCCAGATGACGTTCCTCAAGGACGTCTACCTCAAGAAGGGCATCACCCACACGCCCGGCATGGTGAACTATCTGGTGCGCGTCGACGACATGCTTGTCGGCGGCCTGATCTACAACCTCGACAAGTTCGCGAAGCGGTCGATCTACCTGCTGTCCGACTTCGCCATCTCGCGCGAGGGCAGACTGTCGAAGCTCGTCACCAGGCTCGCCTGCAACGGCGAGCTGCTGCGCGACATGGGCAAGCGCTTCATCGACCGTTTCGACAAGGTGCAAACCTCGGCGTTCTCGGATCATCCGGTCTCGATGAAATATCGCGGCATCTTCGAGCAGACCAAGCGCGAGGAGATCGACCCGGAAGGCAAGTTCCGCCTGCATTACGTCGGCGCCCGCATCGACGAGACGCCGCAACAAGCGTTCGAGTGGTGGCATGGCAAGCACTTCAAGCGTTGACTGGAAGGCCCTCGATATCGAGGCGCGCCAGGTTGATCCGAACACGCTTCGCCGCCGCGAGAAGAACGCGCACTACATGGCACCGGCCATGTTCAAGCGCCTTGTCGAGAACGTCAAAATCGATGGCCGCCTCACCACCACGGTCCTGGTCTGCCAGAACAAAGACGGCTCTCTCGAGATCCTGTCGGGACATCATCGCACGGCCGCCGCGATCGAGGCCGGCCTGCCGCTGGTCGACGCGCTCGTCATCACCACCCCGCTGACCGAAAAGCGCAAGGTCGCGATCCAGCTGAGCCACAACTCGATCAACGGCGAGGATGACGCCTCGCTGCTCGCCCAGCTCTACGCCTCGCTCGACATCGATGCGAAGAAGTTCTCCGGTCTCGATGACAGCGTGTTCTCTGGCGACAAGGGACCAGGTGCGACAGCACTCGGCGGGGCGAACATCAAATACGACGAGCTGCTTTTCTCCTTCCTGCCGGAAGACCGCGTGCGTTTCGAGGTAGAGCTGGAGGCACTCGCCAAAAGGGCCAAGCGCTTCCGCATCCATGCCGCGCCGCAGTCGAAGTTCGACGAGTTCTTCGACGCCATCGTGCGCACCAAGAGCCAGCTCAACATCGTCAATTCAGGCATCGCCCTCTCAGTCATGGCGCGCCTTGCCAGCGAGCGGCTGGATCAACTCGAAGCGGAACCGGAGGACAAATCCGATGCGGCATGAACTGCCCAGCTTGCGCGGCTCTTTCTCCAAGCCCGAAGCGCCCATCGCCGGCCCGCCATTCGGCACGCCGTTCATCGTGGTGCTCGCCATCCTGTCGTTCACCTTCGCCGTGTGCCTCGCACGCGTCCTCCTTCCGTGATCCAGATGCATTCGTGTGTGTGTAACGCAGTGCCGGTGGCTAGCGTGGCCGCAGCGTCAAGCATCATGGGTCAGTTTGCATTTCGGCGCGCAGACCTTATGCCCAGCAACGCTTTGCGGCCCGATTTGACCAGCACAATCGCATTCGGTTCGGCTCGCGGCATGATGTCCATGGGTTGCGGGATGGGTGGCAAAAAAAAGAGCCATCCCGAACATTCCGAACACTCGCACGCGCGAGTCGTCCGGTGATCAAGACCACGACCAGCGTGACGACATCGAAGCCGAAGGCCAAGGCCAAGGCTGAAGCGGCCACAGCGAAGCCGAAAGCCGAGCCGAAAAAAAAGCCGGCGCGCGGCAAGAAGAAGCCGGCCGGCAAGGCATCGCCCCCTGTGGCGCCGAAGCCTGCTCCCAAGCCTGAGCCGACGCCACAGCCGAAGCCGGCGGAAGGCAACCGGGGCGGGGCATCGCCGAAGCTGACCGAGCGCGATGTGCCGCGCGTGATCGCGATGCTGCGCCAGTGCGGCGGCATTAAGACGGTCGCGGCGGAGAAGCTGAACGTCGGCCGCACCACGCTCTACGCCTTCCTGAACGAGCATCCTGAAATCCAGGAGGCCGATTCCGAGATCGCCGACGAGCTGCTCGACGTTGCCGAGGGGCAGGTGGTGATCGCGCTTCGCTCTGGCGATCTGCAGACCGTGCGCTGGTACCTGGAGCTCAAAGGCAAGGACCGGGGCTATGTGCGCCGCGTCGAGCAGACCGGCAAGAATGGCGGCCCGGTCGAGACGCAAGCATGGGCGAACCCGAAAGACTACACCGACGAGGAGTTGGACGTCCTGATTGCGGCAGCGCAACGACGGAAGGCCGGCGAAGCGCAAGGGTGAATTGAATGGCGCAGAAGTCTGCCGCCGCTCGCGCGCCGCTCATTGCCCCCGACCTCGAAGACCTGCTGATCGAGCGAGACCGGCGCAAGGCCAAGGGATCGTTCGCCGAGTTCGTCAAGATGGCCTGGCTGGAACTCGAGCCAGAGACCCCGCTGGTCTGGAACTGGCACATGCAGGTGGTTTGCGACCATCTGCAAGCGCTGGTCGAGGGCAAGTTTCTCGAGCTGGGCCTCCGCAACCGCCTCGTCATCAACGTGCCGCCCGGCACATCGAAATCGCTGCTCGTCTCGGTGCTGTTGCAAGCCTGGGAGTGGGGACCGGCCGGCCGGCCCGGCATGCGGTATCTGTCGACGGCGTATAACGACGGGCCGGTCAATCGCGACACCCGCAAATGCCGCGATCTGATCCTGTCGCGCTGGTACCAGGACCGCTGGCCCGAGGTTTATCTCAGCCGCAGGGCCGAGACCTCGTTTGCCAACAACAGCACCGGCACCCGTGAGGGCGTGGCGTTCGGCTCGCTCACCTCGCAGCGTGGCGATCGCCTGATCATCGACGATCCGCACTCGACCGAGACGGCGGAATCGGCGACCGAGCGCACCGCCACAACCCGCAAGTTTCGCGAGGGCGCGCAAAACCGCCTGAACGACCAGAAGCGCAGCGTGATCATCGTCATCATGCAGCGCCTGCATGAGGCTGACGTCACAGGCGTCATCCTCGACGGCAAGATGGATTACGTCCATCTGTGCCTGCCGATGCAGTTCGAGCCCGACCGCTGCTGCTACACCCCGGTCAAGGTTTCCAGCTCCGTCGGCGAGCCAATCCTGGCGCGCTATGACGCGAGCAAGCAGCACTGGTACGGCGAGAACGACAATCTGCCGGACGAGCGTCGCGCCGAGATCGAGGCGATCAAGCTCCAGCTCGTCTGGCGGCAGGATCCTCGCACCGTCGACGGCGAGATCCTCGATCCGATCCGCTTCCCGCCTGATGAGCTGAAACAGCTCTACAACGACATGACCTCGTATGCCGTCGCGGGCCAGTATCAGCAGCGGCCAGCGCCGCGCGCCGGCGGCATGTTCCAGCGCGCCTGGTTCGAGGGTCGCATCGTCAGGGCAGCGCCGAAGGGCACGATCTGGGTCCGCCATTGGGACTTGGCCGGCACGCGCGGCGGCACTGGCGCTCGCACCGCCGGCGTCAAACTCGGCCGCGATCCCGAGGGCCGCTACTATGTCGGCCATGTCGTGACGCTGCGCGAGGAAGGCAAGTCGGTCCGCAAGACGATCGAGACGCAGGCCGCGCTCGACGGTAAGACGGTCCACATCAGCCTGCCGCAAGATCCTGGGCAGGCCGGCAAGGCGCAGGTGCAGGATTTCGTCGCGCAGCTCGCCGGCTACAAGGTGCATGCCGAGGGTGAGACCGGCGACAAGATCACGCGCGCCGAGCCGTTCGCGGCGCAATGCGAACACGGCAACGTCTACATCGTCGAAGGCGAGTGGAACACGCTCTACCTCGACGAACTCTGCCTGTTCCCAGCCTCCAAGCTGATGGACCAGGTGGACGCATCTTCCGGAGCCTTTACGAGGCTGCTCAACATCAAGGGGGCCATGGTGATCAGCGACGACGTTCTTCGGCGCGCTGCCCAGCCGGCGCCGCGATGATCAAGAAACTTTGGGGCGCATTGCGCCGTCGTTGGACACGCGGGCCAGTCGCCGACGTCCCTGCGTCGGCGCCGCCGGCAGCAGTTCCTCCTGGAGCGCGTCCTCCCACGCGCATCTCGGATGCGATGCTGTCGGCGATCCGCGCGCAAGCGGCCGCACCGAAACAGCCGGTGCCGGTCTTCACCCTGCCCAAGCACCCGGATGGCGTGCTCCCGTCGGGCAACACCGGGCTTGCCATGGACAGCGCCGTCGGCGCGGTTCAGAGCTGGGCGAACGGCTTCGCGCTGAGCGGCTACTTCTCGGAGGGGATCACCTTCCTCGGCTACGCCTACCTCTCGGAGCTGGCTCAGCGCCCGGAATACCGGGTGATCTCCGAGACCATCGCGACCGAGATGACGCGCAAATGGATCCGCTTCACCTCGAACGACGGCGATGACAAGGCCGACAAGATCGCGGAGCTGGAGGCCGAGTTCAAGCGCCTCAACGTGCGCGACATCTTCTGCCGCGCCGCCGAGCAGGATGGCTTCTTCGGCCGCGGTCACATCTACATCGACACCGGCGACACCGACGATCCCGAAGAGCTGCAAAAGCCGATCGGCGACGGCTGGGACAAGCTCAGCGTCACCAAGTTCTCCAAGAAGCCGATCAAGGCGCTGCGCACCGTCGAGGCGGTCTGGTGCTATCCGACCAATTACAACTCGAGCGATCCGCTCAAGGACAACTGGTATCGGCCCGAAAGCTGGTATGTGCAGGCCAAGATCGTCCACACCACGCGGCTGATCACCTTGATCGGGCGCGAGGTGCCAGACCTGTTGAAGCCGACCTATTCATTCGGCGGCTTGTCGCTGTCGCAGATGTGCAAGCCCTATGTCGACAACTGGCTGGAGACGCGCCAGTCGGTGAACGACATCATCTCGATGTTCAGCGTTTTCCTGCTCGCCACCAATCTCGGCGAGACGCTGCAGGCCGATGGCGATCAGCTCTTCCGGCGCGCCGAACTTTTCAATTTGGTCAGGTCCAATCGCGGCCTGATGATGATCGACAAGGACAGCGAGGACTTCAAGAACGTCTCGGCTCCGCTCTCCGGGCTGGACGTGCTCCAGGCGCAGGCGCAAGAGCACATGGCGTCAGTGAGCCACATCCCGCTGGTGAAGCTGCTCGGCACGCAGCCGGCGGGGCTCAACGCGTCCTCCGAGGGCGAAATCCAGGTCTTTTACGACTACGTGCACTCGTTCCAGGAACACCTGTTCCGGCAGCCGCTGCACCGCCTTCTCGGCCTGGTGATGATCTCGCTCTGGGGCGAGACCGACCCCGGCATCGACTTCGAGTTTGAAAAGCTCGAAGAGACCAACGAGAAGGAAGCGGCCGAGGTTGAAAAGATCAAGGCCGAGCGCGACGTGATCCTGATCGACGGCGGCGTGATCTCGCCTGAGGAATCGCGCCAGCGCGTTGGCGCTGATCCGGACTCGGACTTCTCCTCGATCGACGTCGGGGACATGCCCGACCTCCTCGAAGAGGAAGAGGATGGGCTGGTGCCGAATGGCGCTCGGGTAAAGGATACCGAGAGCGCCGAGGGGTAGTGGGTCGGGTCCCCGATCGCAATAGGCGCTTTCGCGTAAGTCGTCTTAGTCCTGACTTCGGAGAAAGATGGCGGCTAGGTCATCCTCAAAAATCGCAAGGGTTTTCTCGAATAGGACGAGCAAGTGTTCAGCCTCCAAGCTTTGCCGTCCCTGCGCTCGTATGCGTTTAATCTGTTCGCGTTGCCTTTCGACAAGCTCGCGCCCTTTCGCGACGTGCTTTTCTGCCAACGCAATTCGAGATTGATAATCCGGCATCGAGGCGCTCCGGCTCTAGGCGGGAGCTCAATATCTCTCAGCCACCGACGCCCAACGCATGCCGTTGCCGGTGATGGCGACACTATGGACCTGAAAGCTGGAAAGGTCCAATCTTGCGGTGCAGTGGCTTCAGGAACACCCAACGAAGCCCGAAAAAGCTAGAAAACAGATCCGCTCTCGACGGCAGAGGGGTCTTCAATCCTTATCTCACGGAGGCTAAAATGTCCGCATGGGTCCGTGGATAACCGATCAGGCATCATCGAGAGCGCCCTTCGCCTCCTTGACCGGACGTACCTTGAGATTAGAGAGGTCAAATGGACGGTCGATGAAACCCGGCGTGCTATTGAGCAATCACGCCAGCTTCTAGAGCGGTCTCGCCCTCGTCCTTTTCCAGCAACCGACGCAAGTGATGCTGGACGTTGTAAGCCCTGAAGCAAAGTCAGAAAATCGTTCGCTTGGTCTACCGGCAACTTAAGGCGTTCTAGGTTTTCAATAACCAGGCGCTGCCGGGCCAGATGCTTCTCACCTTGCCGGCAATGCCCCTTACCATCGCGATGTCATCTACAGGCGCCATCCCTAGTAACGGTTTGAGGGGCGGGACGTTTCGAATAGGAAGGGCCATGAACGAGGCCCGCGAAGTCCGGCTCCGGCTTGTCGAGTTGGTAGGCACAAGCACGTCCGGCGAAATCGACCCTGACAAGTTCTTCCAAACCGTTCTCGTGTTGGAACGGTTTGTCTGGGTCGCCGGTGTTGCCAAGTCCGAGGAGCCGGCAGATAGTGCGGCTCCCATCACGGACAACGCCGGCACCGCTTGATCACGCTCAATCTCTGGGAACTCCTCAAAGCACAGACGCCCGACGATCGCGAGATCGCCGAGACGCTGAGGGATCGTGATGTCCAGCCTACAAAGTCGTCGGACGGCCAAGCGCAACGAAAAGGTCCTTCGCCCCGTCCGACCCAACGTCGGGATTGAGACGGCCTACAGGGGCCGCCTGACGCGCTTGATCGACGCCATGAGCGATAGCGTGATCTACTGGCTCAAAGGCTCCTACCGGGCCAATACGCCCCGCTTGGCGCAGGACGAGACGCCGGCGGATGCGCTGCGCCGATCGATCCGCAAGCTTGCCGCGCAATGGACCAAGCGCTTCGACCTCGCGTCCGAGCAGCTGGGCGACTATTTCGCGCTCTCGGTCGAGAAACGTTCGAGCGCGGCGCTACGCAAGATCCTGCGCGATGGCGGCATCTCGGTCGAATTGAAGATGACGGCCGCGATGCGCGACGTCGTCGATGCGACGATCCACGCCAATGTGGCGCTGATCAAGTCGATCCCGTCGCAGTATTTCGACCAGGTCGAAGGCGCGGTGATGCGGTCGGTCCAGACCGGCCGGGACCTTGCCGGCCTCGTGCAGGACCTGGAGCGCTATTCCGGCATCACGAAGCGACGCGCGGCCTTCATCGCGCTCGACCAGAACAACAAGGCGACATCGGCCTTCAACACAGCGCGCCAACTGGAACTCGGCATCGACGAAGCCGAATGGCACCATAGCGGCGGCGGGAAAGAACCGCGCCCCACGCACGTCCAGGCTGGCCGTGAGAAGGTCCGCTACAAGATTTCGACCGGCTGGTATGACCCGGCGCTCAAGCGCTTCATCCGGCCGGGCGAGGAACCCGGTTGCCGATGCGTCGGGAAGCCGATCATCAAGGGCTTTTCCTAAAGAAAAGCGCGTGATCGTATGGGATCACGCGCTTCAGTGCGCCCGGTTTGCCGGTTCAGCGTCTGAACATTCGGGCAACAGCGATCAAAATACATGCGCCAATGAAGCCGGCGACAAGATAGCCAATCCATCCGGTCAGTGATACGCCCAGCAGTCCGAGAAGGAGGTTAGCGACGATGGCGCCGACAACCCCCAAAAGGATGTTCATGAGCACGCCCATATTGCTCTTCATGAACATCTCGGCGAGCCAGCCGGCGATCCCGCCGATGACGATAGCCGCTATCCAACCGACACCTGGATTTTCCATGTTTCCCCTTTCCTAGAACCGAAATTGGTTCGCCGGGAAAAACGTGCGGCAAACCAATAAAGTTCCTCGACCGCTCAGGTGGCAGCATGCAGCGTCGGGATGGCCTTGATCTCGGCGCTGAGCGCCTTCTCGGCCTGCTCCAGATCATAGTTGCGCTGGAGGTTGAGCCAGAGCACCGGGCCGTTGCCGACCAGCTTGCCGAGGCGCAGCGCCATGTGGACAGTCACGGGCTGCTTCTCGTCGATGATGTCGTAGAGCGTCTTGCGCGAAATACCGAGCAGCTTGGCGATCTCGGTCTTCGACTTGTCGAGCGCCGGGATGACGTCTTCGCGCAGAAGCTCGCCGGGATGCATCGCGGGCAGGCCGCGCTTGATGGCTTTCGTGTTCATCAGTGGTAATCCTCCATTTCTACGTCGATGGCGTCCTCGCCATCCCACCCGAATGTGATCCGGTAGTTGCCGGTGACGCGGACCGAATATCGGCCTTTGTCTTGACCAACGAGGCCGTGAAAGTGATAGCCGGGCAGGTCCATGTCCTGTGGCCGTGCCGCCGCTTCCAAGGCCCGCAGGATGCGAGCGACACGCTTGTCGTCCTGAACGCTAAGACCGCGCGCTTTGCCGGTTTCGAAGAAGCGTTGCAGGGCTTTGTTTCGGAACGTCTTGATCATGCTTAGAGTGTAAGGCAACACCTTACATAAGTCAACAAAAATGTAAGGTCAAGCCTTACATTTCAGGAGCGATTTTCGATGCCTGCGAAATCTGAGGCCCAGCGCCGCGCCATGTACGCAGCGGCCGAGGGCCGGGGCGTGCTCGGCATCCCGAAGGCGGTCGGCGAAGAGTTCGTCGGCAAGGACAGCGCGAGCCAGGCGGCCTCGCTGATGCTGGTCGCACCCGATGGCGATGTCCTCGTGCTCCGGCGCTCTTCGACTGATACCAGCTGGCCCGGCCATTGGTGCTGGCCCGGTGGCAAGTCGGAAGAGGGCGAGGACGCCGAAACGACCGCGGCGCGCGAGACCACTGAGGAAATCGGCACGCTGCCATCCGGCGCGCGGCACCTGCTGGACTCGCGAGACACGCCCAACGGTTGGGTGCATCACACCTTCGCGCAGGCGGTCGAGAGCAAGTTCGCCCCGGTGCTCACCGCGGAGCATTCCGGCTATGCATGGGCGCCGATAGGCGCGCTACCCGAGCCGCTTCATCCGGGTCTGCGTGCCACGTTGGCAGAGCATCTTGGCGTCGGCGCCGAGGGAGCGCTCGCCACTTCGGCCGAGGATATGAACACGCTGCGCTCCAACTTCGGGAAGTGGACGAGGGGCGAGGAGATCGAGCCGGAACCGATCGAGGCCGCCAACGATGCGCTGGCGATGGACCGCAACAGCGTGCGTTCGTTCGATCAGGACGGCCATCTGCGGGTCGAGATGACGCCGATCTCGAAGGCCAACGTCTGCCCCTATTATGGCCGCGAGATCCCGGATTACGAAGCGCTCGGCCTCGATCCGAACCGGGTCTATCGCCTCTATCGCGACGCAGACGAGCTGGCGAAAGGCGCCCCGACCTTCGTCGGCAAGCCGCTGCTGCTCAAGCACATCCCGGTCAGCGCGAAGGATCATCCCCGCGAGGCCGTAGTGGGCGCGCTGGGCGACGCCGTGGAGTTCCATGCGCCTTATCTGATGGCGCCGCTCAGCATCTGGGATGGCGCAGCGATCGCGCTGATCGAATCCGATCGGCAGAAAGAACTTTCAAGCAGCTACCGTTACCGGGCCGACATGACGCCCGGCACGCTGGCTGGAGAATCCTACGACGGCGTGATGCGGGACATTTCCGCCAATCATGTTGCATTGGTTGAGGAAGGCCGCGCCGGGCCTGATGTTGTTGTCGGCGACAGCAAAATGGAGATGATCACGATGAAGAAAACAGCACTGCTGTCGCGCATGGCGTCCGTCGCCCACGGCGCGATCCTTGCCCACGTCATGCCCAAGCTCGCCAGCGATCAGAAGATCGAATTCAGCGCGGCTCTCGCGGGCGTTACCGCCGAAAACTTCAAGGCCAAGCGCCCCGCCATCCTCAAGGCAGTAGGCAAGGCCGCCGAGGGCAAGCTCGCCGCCGACGAGAAGCTCGACGGTCTCGAGGCGGTTCTCGTCGCGCTCGACGAGGTCGAGGTCCAGGAAGCCATGGACGAAGACGAGGAGGAGGACGGCAAGAAAGAGAAAGCCGAGGACTCCGAACAGGAGGAGGACGAGGACGAGAAGAAGAAAAAGGCCGAAGACGGCGACGAGGACGATGATGACAAGGTCGACAAGAAGGCCATGGACGCGGCAATCGCCGCGGCTGTGGCGCAGGCCAAGACCGAGGTCCGCGCCGAGATGCTCAAATCGGCCGCCGAAGTGCGCGCCGCCGAGGAGGCCGTTCGTCCCTACATCGGCAAGCTCGCCATGGCCCATGATAGCGCGGATGCCGTCTATCGCACCGCGCTCACCTCACTCGGCGTCAACATCGATGGTGTCCATCCCTCGGCACTGCCGGCCATTCTCAAGGCCCAGCCGCTACCTAGCGTCGGCGCACCGAAGAAGCCGGCCGTCGCCCTGGACGCTGCCGGGGTGAACTCGTTCTACGAGCTTTTCCCAGCCGCCAAGACCCACATCGTCAAATCGCTCTAAGGCGAGCGGCTTTCCCTTCCAAGCCCGTCGAGCCGGCCAGCGAGCCGGCTCTTTTCATTTAGGAGATCGCCCATGTCTGGGTTTCAGACGCAGGTTGCCTACAATCCCGCCCCCGCTGTCGAGGGCGATTTCGCTTCCACCAATCCCCGCTCTACAGTCCTTGCCGCCGCTGGCGCGCTGGTCTGCGGCGCGCTAGGTGCTGTCATCGGCCGCTTCGCCTGGCTGAGTTATGTCCAAGCCGACAGCGACAATGCGCCGGCCGTGGTCAACACCTTCGGCACCGGCCCGGTCGCAGGCTTCGTCCATCGCGAGCAGCAGGGCCTGATCGAGCAATACCTGCAGGAATCGACGATGCTGGTCCCGGCCGGCTTTCCCATCACCGTCTTCGATGGAGGCGATTTCTGGGTGAAGAACGCCGGCGCGACGCCTGCCCTGGTCGGCCAGAAGGTCTACGCCAACTATGCCGATGGCACGGCGACCGCTGCTCCGTCCGGCTCGCCGAATGGCGCGACCACTTCGGCCGGCTCCATCGCAGCCGCGACCAGCGGCTTCCTGGGCTCCATCGTCGGCAATGTGCTGACGGTCACGACGGTCAACTCGGGCACGATCTGCCCCGGCACCACGATCTCGGGCACCGACGTCGTCTCCGGCACCAAGATCATACAGCAACTCACTGGTACCCCGGGCGGTGTGGGCACGTATGCGGTCAACATTCCCGACCAGGACGTCGACCCCGGTACAGAGATTTCCGGCACCTATGGCGTGTTCACGGCGGGCGGCACGATCGTTGGCGTCTTCGGCGTCGGCGACACGCTGACCGGCGCTGGCATCACCGCCGTCACCACTATTACCCAGCAGCTCACTGGCCCAGCCGGTGGCGCTGGCACCTATGCGGTCGATGTCAACACCATAGTCAACGCGGCTGCGCTCACCGCGGCCACCAATGTTGAAACTAAGTGGACCGTGCGTTCCTTCGCGCAGCCCGGCGAGCTGATGAAGATCAGCTCTTGGCCTCAGGGCTAAACCCGCCGTCAATCTCGAAACCATGCGCCGCAAGTCGGCGATCTGTGAGGATAACCACCATGAAATTTCACGACTTCGATCAGGCCGCTGCGGCGTGGGCTCAGCATCGCTCGATGTTCGAGCAGGCCGGTATCTACCTTCCCGATGCACGCGCCTACATCGTCGAGGCGTTCCGCACCAATCATCTCGCGATGGATGCACAGCCTCAGCTAGCGACAGCACCGAACGCCGGTATCCCGGCGTTCCTCACCACGCTTGTGGATCCTGAGGTCTACCGCATCCTTTTCGCCCCAACCAAAGCTGCCGAAATCTTCGGCGAAATTCGAAAAGGCACATGGATCGACCAGACGGCGATGTTCCCCGTCGTTGAGCAGACCGGCGAAGTCTCGAGCTATGGCGACTACAATGACAACGGCCGAGCCGGCGCCAATATGAATTGGCCGCAGCGCCAGTCCTATCTGTTCCAGACGATTTCCGAGTATGGCGAGCTGGAGATCGAGCGCGCCGGCCTCGGCCGCGTCAATTGGGTTGGCGAGGTGGATGGCGCCGGCGTCACCGTGCTCGCACGATTCCTCAACACGACCTACTTCAAGGGCGTGCAGGGCTTGCAGAACTATGGCCTTCTCAACGACCCGAACCTGGCGGCTCCGATCACCCCGGCGCCGAAGGCTTACGGCGGCGTGAAATGGATCAACAACGGCCAGATCGTCGCCACCGCGAATGAGATCTATTCCGACCTCCAGTCACTGTGGCTGCAACTCGTTACCCAGACAGCCGGCCTGGTCGACCAGAACACCAAGATGACACTGGCCATGTCACCGGAATCGCAGCTTGCCATGACCGCGACCAACTCGTTCAACGTCAATGTCGAGGATCTGCTCAAGAAAAACTTCCCGAACCTTCGCGTCGTTTCAGCGGTGCAATATCGGGCGGAGACAGCGATCAACCCGACGGGTATCACAGCCGGGAACGTGGTTCAGTTCATTGCCGACGGCATCGATGGTCAGCAGACCGGCTATTGTGCGTTTAACGAAAAGCTCCGCGCTCATCCAATCGTGCGCGCGCTCTCCTCGTGGAAAAAGAAAATGTCCAGCGGCACCTGGGGCGCGATCATTCGCCAGCCGATGGGCATTTCGCAGATGGTGGGCGTTTAGATGGCGTAGAGATAGTATTGCGCGCCCCAGTACGAGCCGCATTCATGCACTGGTTTGGGGCTGGGACGAAGTAGGCTTGCGCCGAAGGCGTTCCAGATAGGCGACTCGCTCCCGCTGCACGGCTTCAAGGATTGCAGGAACACTACAGAGTCATACGGCAACAACGTACGCCCTTGTGCCGCAAGTCTGCTCACCAGTTCTTGTTGGCGGGCAATGATTTGCTCGCCTTCAAGGTCTCTGCCATCTCGACTGGTGTTTCCGTCGGCATAGCACCTATCGGCGCTTGATCTCCGCACCGTGGGCGATCAATCCTGCCTCGTCCGGTGGTTCCAGCCTGAAAGCGCCGAGCAGAATTGAAGCTAACCACTCCCTCTCAGCAGCATGTGCGTTAGCCGCGAGAACCTTTTTCAAGACGCGTTGCATCATGGCCATATCACTGCCGGCACAAAAGCTTGTCCTTTGCGCGGGGCTTTGCCTGCGCCATGCTGTGCTGGCGTGGGGCTCGACGCTGCAGCGGCGCAAGGCCGTTTACGGATAGCGAGTGGCCAGTGTCTCATCCGAAATGAATGATGCTTGCAACATCATGATATTTGTATTATCCATTGATACCGCAGACTCAGACAAAGGTTCTGGCCGATGATCACTGCTGCGCAGATGCGCGCCGCGAGGGCGTTGGCCGGTATCGACCAGCGAACTCTTGCCGAGCGCGCCGGAGTTTCGCTTCCGACGATACAGCGCATGGAGGCGAGCGAGGGTGTCGTGCGAGGCGTTGTCGACACGTTGATGAAGGTCATCCAGGCCCTTGACGAGGTTGGGGTGGAATTGATCGGCGAGAACCAGACCAGCGAGCGCGGCGGCAGGGGCGTACGCCTCAAGGCCATCGTGGCGCAGAACCCGCAAGGCTGAGCCGCAAGCGCATCCGCCCCGGAAACCCTTGCCGGTTCGGGCAGCGCAATGCGGGGTCGCAACAGTTATCGCGACGGCGACCGCCGACATGCAGCCGACGATCCCGCCGCCCTTTGGAGCGGAATATGGTCATGGATCAGGCTCGGCCTGCAATTCACCATCAAGCACGGCCGACATTCGCCGAGCTGTTCACACCAAAGCTGGTGACGGTGCTCCGCGAGGGCTACCACCTCAAGCAGCTGAGGGCGGATGTGATCGCCGGCCTGACAGTCGCCATCGTGGCGCTGCCGCTGTCGATGGCGATCGCGATCGCCTCGCATCTGGAGCCCGAGCGCGGACTGTTTACGGCGATCATCGGCGGTTTCATCGTCGGCGCGCTTGGCGGCAGCAGGTTCCAGATCGGCGGGCCGGCCGGCGCCTTCATCGTGGTCGTGGCCTCCGCTGTCGATCATCACGGCGTTGACGGACTGATCCTGGCAATGCTCATGGCCGGCGTCTTCCTGCTCGCGGCCGGTTATCTGAGGCTCGGCGCCTATGTGAAATTCATTCCCTATCCGGTGACCGTTGGTTTCACCGCAGGCATTGCCGTAATCATCCTGTCCAGCCAGTTGCATGACCTGTTCGGCCTGACTCTGCCGGGAAAGGAGCCCGGCGACCTGTTGCCCAGGCTTATCGCGCTTGGCAAGGCGGCCGGAACGGTAAATCCAGCGGCCATTGCCGTCGCCACGCTGACGATAGGGATCATCGTGGGCATGAAGCGCTGGCGGCCTTCATGGCCGGGCCTCCTGGTCGCGGTGGCGGCGGCCTCGCTCGCCACGACGCTTCTCGGCCTTCCCGTCGAAACGATCGGCACCCAGTTCGGCGGCATTCCGCGGATCTTGCCCGACCCGACTCTGCCGGCGTTCGACGCGCATAAGCTCGTCTCTGCAGTACCCGACGCAATTTCCTTTGCCCTGCTCGGAGCAATCGAATCGCTGCTGTCGGCCGTGGTCGCGGACGGCATAACCGGCCGACGGCACCGCTCCAACTGCGAACTGGTGGCGCAGGGCATCGCCAATATCGGCTCGGCGCTGTTCGGCGGGATCTGCGTGACCGGACTGATCGCGCGCACGGCGACCAACATCCGCGCCGGCGCGCATGGACCGTTGTCGGGGATATTCCATTCCGCCTTCCTGCTGCTGTTCATGGTGGTGGCTGCCCCGCTTGCCAGCTACATCCCGCTGGCGGCGCTCGCCGGGGTGCTGGCCACCGTGGCCTGGAACATGGTGGAGAAGCCCGCCTTCCTGGCGCTGATCCGATCGTCCTGGGGCGATGCCCTGGTGCTGCTGGTAACCTTCGGACTTGTCATCTTCCGCGACCTCACCACCGGCATCGTGATCGGTTTTGCGCTGGGCGCCTTGCTGTTCATCGGTAGGATGGCACGTTCGGTCGAGGTAGAAGCGCATGTCCCGCCGGTGACGGACGACCGCGCCGATGATGAGAACGGCGGCCGCCTCGCCTACGATCTCTGCTCAGCCACGGATCCCGACACCGTCATCTATCGCATATCCGGTGCTTTCTTCTTCGGCGCGGCGGCAACGGTCGCCACGGTGCTCGACCGCATCGCGGACCAGAGCAAGAACTTCATACTCGACTGCTCGGCAGTGCCTTTTCTCGATTCGACCGCGGCAAACGTGATTGAAAGCACCGTGCACAAGGCAGGGCGGGCCGGAGGACGCTTCATCATCGCGGGCGCCTCGTCGCAGGTGAGGCGCACACTGATAAGCCATGGCGTCAAGCGGCCGCTGGTGACCTATGCCGCCTCGATCCGTGACGCGCGGGCGCAGCTGGACGAAAAAGCGGAGACTGCGTAGGCGCCCTGCTCACACCGGTGCTTCGATCGGCTCGGCTAGCTTCGGCGCGCGCGGCGATCAGGGATCAGGCGACGGAAGGCTTTGGCGCATGAGGTCGGGACTCTGACTAAACCGGACTGAGGGGGGTAGCGAGCGGTCGAGCCGTCCCAACTCTTCTATGCCCGAGGCGCAAACAGCGCCCGATCATCACCAAGACTAACTCTCCGGCAATCGGCGATTGGATTCGGCGAGGGGCACCATCATCTTCGCGGATGCTCTGAGAGAAACAGCCGCCCCACGGCTGTGAGCTGGGTTCGATTCCCAGCATCCGCTCCACCGACGCCATCGGCGACGGCCACCGCCTTTCCACCAACCGGAGTAAATCAATGTCCACCACCGTCACCGTTGCCTGCAAGCTGCCGCACGGCCTAATCCTGCGCCTTCACGAGATGGTCGAGCAGAACGAACCGACCGCCGGCGGCAGCTTCCGCAAGGTGAAACGCGCCCAGGTGATCGGCGAGCCGGTCGTCCTGAAAGGCTATCTGCGCCGCTTCGACCGCCGCAAAGAGCCCGCTCCGATGGCACAAGACAGCGACTACGCCCTGACCTATGGCGTCGATGCCGATTTCTTTAAGAAGTGGCTCGAGCAGAACAAGGACCTCGACGCGGTCAGGAACAACCTCGTCTGGGCGCATACCGAGACCGACATGGTCGAGGGCTTCATCAAGGAGCATGAGGCACAGAAGTCGGGTCTCGAACCGATCGATCCCAACAACCTGCCGCGCGGCATCCAGGCCTACAAGAAGGAAGAGGCCTGATCGAACTGACGCGGGCGAACACGGGAGGTCGCCATGGGCGTCATCGTCACTCTCGACTATGCCGCCTTCGTGGCGATTTACCCGCAGTTCGCAACGCTTAGTCAGCCGCAGGTTCTGCAGGGTGCGCTCCCGGTCGCGGTGCTCTACTGCCGCAATGATGGCGGCGGCCCCGTGACCAAGGCCGAGACGCAGACCACGCTGCTCAACCTGATGGTCGCTCACATCTGCCAGCTCATGTACGGCGCCAACGGTCAGGCGCCGGCCGGGATCGTGGGACGCATCTCGAATGCTGCCGAGGGCAGCGTATCGGTGCAGGCCGATTTCCCCATGACGCCAAACAGCGCCTGGTTCATGCAGACCCCATTCGGCGCGGCCTACTGGCAGGCCACCGCCGCCTACCGGACCATGCGCTACATGCCCGGCCCGCGCCGCGTCTTCAACCCGTGGCTCAACCAGTAAAGGACATCGCCCATGGACCTCCTCCAGCAATTGCAGCGCGAGTTCCGCGCCTTCCGCAAGCACGCCGAAGATCGCATCCTGACCCTTGAGCGCAGCCTGCGCCTCGCTTCACCGCCACCCCTCGAGCTGCCGTCTGAGACGCCCGCCGCTCCGGTCGTCACCGATGGCACAAATGGCACGACCGGCGCGATTAGCACGACTGTCGCGGCCGATACCGGCGCAACCGGCGCGGCCGACACCACGGGCGCAACCGGTGCCACGGGCGCGGCGACCGATGCCGGCGCGACCGGTGCCACGGGAGCAATCGGCGCCGCCGATCCGAAGACCAAGGCGAAGGCGTAGCCCATGGTGGAGCTCTCCGGCGGCGACAAGCTCGCCGCGAAGCTGGCCGAGATCGCCAAGAGCCTGCAGAAGGCCGTCTCGGTCGACGTCGGCTTCCTGGAGGGCGCGACCTATCCCGACGGCACCTCCGTCCCGCTGGTCGCGGCGCTGAACGAGTTCGGCAGCCGCGACACGCCGCCCCGCCCGTTCTTCCGGGGCATGATCGACGACAAGAGCCCCGAATGGCCCGACGCCGTGGGGAACCTCCTGATCGCGAACGGCTACGACGCCGAAAAGACGCTGGGCCAGACGGGCGAGGCCATCAAGGGCCAGTTGCAGGCGGCGATCACCGCCTATGACGGCCCGCCGCTGCAGCCCGCCACCATCGCCCGCAAGGGCAACGACAAGCAGCTCGTCGACACCGGCCACATGCTGGCGTCGGTCGACTATGCCGTCAAGAAATCCTGAACCCGGAGACCATTACGATGAGGGCCGTCCTTTTTTCGAGCAACCTCGGCGACATTCCAGCCGACCTTGCATTCAAGAACAACTTCGCGGCCGTGACCGATCCGGCCGCCGCTAACGACTCGAGCGAGGGTTATCAGGTCGGCTCGGCCTGGGTTAACACCGCGACCGACGCCGCCTTTGTCTGCGTCGACGCGACCCCTGGCGCTGCCATCTGGACCGTCTCCGCACAGCTCGGCAGCACCCAGGGCGCCCCGGCAGCGCACACCGTCTCCGGCACGCTCACGCCCGCCGATCTGCTTACGCGCATCATCACCATCCAACAGGGGGCAGGCGCGGCTTCAGTGCAGCAGCTCCCGACCGGTGCAGCGCTCCAGGCTGCGCTGCCGGCCGACTTTGAGGCCAACGACTCCTTCGACGTCTCGGTGATCAACACCTCCATCGTCGATGCCGAGGATGCCACCATCACCACCAACGCCGGCATGACGCTGGTAGGTTCGATGGACTTCCCGGCGCATAGCAGCGCCACGATCCCGTCGAGCGGCATCCTGCGCTTCCGCAACACGGGCGCCGGCACCTTCACGGTCTACCGCGTCGGCTGATCGACCATGAACCTGCACGGGATCGTCTCGGCGGCGATCGGGACGGTGAACCCGTTCGTGACCGCCACGCTGAAACGGTCCAGCGGCTACACCACGGCGGCCGACGGCACGCGCACCCCAAGCTTTGTCGACGTGCCCGGCGTCTCTCTGCAGGCGCAGTCGCTTACCTACAACGATCTGCAGCTGCTCGACGGGCTCAACATTCAGGGCGTGCGCCGCGCCGTCTACCTCAACGGTTCGGCCCTCGGCGTGGTGCGAGAGCTGCAAGTCGGCGGCGATCTCTTTGTCTTCCCCGCCGGCACTTTCCCGGAAGGCGACACCTGGCTCGTAGCACTCGTGCTCGAGTCGTGGCCCGACTGGTGCAAGTGCGCCCTGACCCTGCAGATGGATGGTATTGGGTCAGTTTGAATTCTACCGAGATGGATGGCCAAAGATGGTGACGATAAGCGCGGCCATGCCGAATGCGCAGAGGTAGAGGATAACTCCGTATAATGCGACACGGCGTGCTGAGCGGAGGCGAGGCGAGAAGAGCTCAGTCCTTGCCTTAATTTTCGCGGGACTCCTGTACCATGGAAAAGCCCAGTAGGTGAGTGGACTAAAGAAACCAACTTGCCAAACTATTCTCAACACTGAAACAACAACAGCTAACCAGCTTGCCGCCATAACAACGAAGCAAGCCATGATTGAGATAACCAGTTGGGGATTGTCTGCCCATTCATACCGCAATTCTATCTCCGTCATTTGTACGGACCGGGAGTCAGCGGTTTCTCTGCCCTTTAGCCTCGACAAGAGCGGACAATTTGGCCGATTTCCCAAGGATTGTCGATGGAGTGCAGCCTTGCTTCTGACCCTCAATTGGTTTGGCCCAATAGGGTTTGTGCTCGTCCTCTGCATCGGCCTCCCAGAACCCGCCCCACCAATCTTTGAAGACCCACTACAGGAGCCTGACAATGGCGAACGGAACCTTCATGGTGCCATGCCCCGCCGGCCAGTGGACTAAGGTCGCCGACGGGGCCAACTATTCATCGGCTCTGTTGCAGGTGACAAGCATAGGCGGCGTGCTGGCAGCGATCGCCGACAGCCAGCCTGCGGAGGGTGCCTCGAACGGCGTCCTGCTCTCCCAGAGCTTCGTTCCGTTCCCGCTCGCCGCCGGCGACCAGGTCTGGTGCCAGCCGGTCGGCGCCAGCGAGGCCACGGTGCGCGGGATCGGCACCAGCGTCTGATGAGCGGCCCGGTCCCCAGCCAGTCTGGCATCCAGACGGTCCTGCGCAGCTTTCTGCTGCAAATCCTGCCCGCCGGCGTCGAGGTGATATCGGCGCAGGACAACCGCGTCCCGGAGCCGGCTGGCGATTTCGTCACCATGACGGTGAGCCGCCGCGGTCGCCTCTCGACCAACGTCGACACCTATCAGGACTGCGCCTTTGAGGCCTCCATCGGCGATGCGGTGATGACGGTCACTCAGGTCTCCTTCGGCGCGCTCCTGGTAGGGGCGAGCGTCTTCGGAACGCCGGTGGCAGCAGGGACGGTGATCAGCGAGCAGACCGGCGGTACGCCGGGCGGCGTCGGAACCTATACCATCACGCCGGCACAGACCGTGCCAGCGCAGATCCTATCGAGCGGTGCCGAGACCATCGTGCAGCCGACCGACGTCGTCATCCAGCTTGACGTGCACAGCGCGTCGGATGGCAGCGCGTCCGACATGGCGCAGACGATCGCCACCCTGATCCGCGATGAGCGGGCGACCCGGTATTTCGCGGATGCCGGCATGGATGGCGCGCCGCTCTATGCTGACGATCCCAAGCAGGTCCCGTTCTTCAACGGCGAGCAGCAATACGAGACCCGCTACGTCGTCGACGTGCACCTGCAGGCCAACCAGGCAATTGGCCTGCCACAGCAATTCGCCGACCAAGCCGTGATCGACGTCGCCAACGTCGAAACGACTTTCCCGGCCTGACCCTCAAACAGAAAGGACCTGGTCCATGACGACCATCCCGGCCTCGCAGCTTGTGAACGTCATTCCGAACGTTCTCAACGCGGGCGGCAACGCGCTCGTGATGAACGGCCTCGTGCTGACCCAAAACACCCGCGTCCCGATTGGGCAGGTGCTCTCGTTTCCGAACGACGGTGTGTCGGTGTCGAACTTCTTCGGCCCGTCCTCGGAAGAGGCCGAGATCGCGGCGGTCTATTTCAACGGCTTCAACAACTCGACCCAGAAGCCGGCTACGATCCTGTTCGCGCAGTATGCGTCCGCGTCGGTCGCGGCCTATCTGCAAGGCGGCAAGGCCGACCAGCTCTCGCTGGCGCAGCTCCAGGCTTTGAGCGGCACGCTCAGCGTCAACGTCGACGGATATGTGCGCACCGCGAACGCGATCGATCTGTCGAGCGCAAACAGCTTCTCGGCCGCCGCGGCGCTGATCCAGACCGACCTGAACTCCGCTCCTCCGCAAGCGGCCACCGTGACGGGCGCCATCGCCCCTGCAACGGCAGCCGTGACCGCTTCCATCGCCGGCAATGTCATGTATGTGACCGGCGTGACGTCGGGCGTTCTGGTCGCAGGGGCGGCGCTCTCCGGCGCTGGCGTGTCGGCCGGCACGCAGATCACCGACCAGCTGTCGGGAACGCCCGGCGGCATCGGCGAATATGCCGTGTCGATCGGACAGGTGGTCGCCAGCACCGCCGTCTCGGCAACGTATGGCACCCTCACGGTCACTGCGCTCGCAAGCGGCACCTTGGCGGTCGGCCAGACGCTTGCCGGTGCAGGGGTGACGGCTGGCACGCGCATCGTGCAGCTTGGCAGCGGCGAGGGCCTTACCGGCACATACTTCGTCGACAAGACCCAGACGGTGGCGAGCGGCGCTATCACGGCGTCGGCCACGCCGCTGGACGTCACCTATGACTCCGTCTCCGGCGGCTTCGTCATCACCTCGGCCGTTGTCGGTGCGGCGTCGTCCGCCGCCTTCGCCACCGGCTCGGTCGCGGCTGGCCTCTTCCTGACGCAGGCGACCGGCGCGACGCTCTCTCAGGGCGCCGATGGAACGACGCCAGCCGCCTTCATGGCCGCGATCACCCAGCTCACCCAGAATTGGGCGACGTTCATGACGATCTTCGACCCCGATGGCGGCTCGGGCAGTGCGCAGAAGCAGGCCTTTGCCGAATGGGTCAACAACACCAACAAGCGCTATGCCTACATCGCCTGGGACACGGACATCACGCCCGCCGAAGGCAACGATGCGACGTCGAGCTTCGGCAACATCATCTCGAGCGCCAATCTCGACGGCACCTGCGCCATCTACCATCCCGACGGCGGCATCACGACGCCCGCGCAGATCGCGGCCTTCATCTGCGGCGCGGCGGCCTCGATCGACTTCCAGCAGACCAACGGCCGCATCACCTTCGCATTCCGGGGGCAGGATGGCCTGGTGGCAGGCGTCACCACCGCGACTGTGGCGAGCAACCTCATCGCCAACGGCTATAACTTCTACGGCGCCTACGCGACGGCCGCGCAGCAGTTCCTGGAGTTCCAGAACGGCACGGTGTCGGGCGAGTTCGAATGGCTGGACAGCTATATCAACCAGATTTGGCTGAACAACCAGCTCCAGCTCTCCCTCATGGAGCTGCTCCAGAACATCAACTCGGTGCCGTACAACGCGGCCGGCTATGAGCTGATCAAGGCGGCCTGCCTCGACCCGATCAACCAGGCGCTGAATTTCGGTGCCATCCGCGCCGGCGTGACGCTGTCGGCGCTCCAGATCGCGCAGATCAACTCGGCCGCCGGCGTCAAGGCGAGCGACACCCTCCAGCTGCAAGGCTGGTATTTCCAGGTCAAGGACGCCACCCCGCAGGTGCGCCAGGCCCGCCAGGGCCCGCCGATCAACTTCTGGTACATGGACGGCGAGTCCGTGCAGCAGATCGAGCTGACCTCGACCCTCGTCCAGTAAGCGGCAACCAATCCACCCGTCAGGAGCCAGACCATGTCGACCCTAACCGCCGCGAACGCGGTCATTACCCTTGCCGTGCCGAACCTCTTTCCGACCCCGGTTCAACTGCAGGGCTTCGCCACTGACAACATCTACGACATGGACAGTGTCGACCAGGTGGAGACCGCCATGGGCGTCGACGGCATCCTGTCGGGCGGCTTCGTCTACAACCCGATCAACCAGACGTTCGTGTTGCAGGCCGATTCCCCGTCGATCGCCTTCTTCGAAACCTGGGCGGCGACGCAGGTGCAGGCCAAGGACGTCTACACGGCCAACGGCTCGACCACGCTGCCATCGCTCGGCCGCTCCTACATCTCCACCAAGGGCTTCCTGGTGAGCCTTCCGCCGATGCCGGCGGCGGCCAAGATCCTGCAGCCGCGCCGTTTCGCGATCCGGTGGCAGAGTGTTCAAAGCGTACCGAACTGAGGGTAAGTCATGGCGCGTAAAGAGATCGACGTCACGATCGCCGATGAGGGGCGTGACCAGGGCAAGACCTTCCACATCCGGGAGATGCCGGCGACGCGCGCGGAGAAATGGGCGATGCGCGCGCTGCTCGCCGCGGCGCGCTCCGGCGTCGAACTCCCCGATGACTTCGCCGGCATGGGCATGCAGGGCATCGCCATCGTCGGCATCCGGGCGATCACCAAGATCGACTTCGAGGATGCCGAACCGCTGCTCGACGAGATGATGGAATGCGTCACCATCAAGCCCGACCCTCGCAACCCGGCCATCCAGCGCCCGCTGATCGAGGGTGACGTCGAGGAGATCGCGACGCTGATCCAGCTCCGGCAGGAGGTCATCAACCTTCACGTCGGTTTTTTTACCAAAGGCGACCAGTCGAAATCGATCTCGACACAGTCGCCGGCGTCCACCTCCTCGAATACGGCAATGTCTCCCGAGCCATCGGTCAGGTTCTCTCAAAGGGCAAAACCTCGCTCCGCGAGCTAGACGAGTGGCTGTCGGTCGAGGACGTCCACGACCTTCTCGAGGTGGCGATGGTCGACGCCCACAACCTGATGCTGCTGAGAAAAAGGGACGAGAATGCCAACGGTCATTGACAGCCTGATCGTCACGCTCGGCCTCGATCCCAAGGACTTCACCGATCAGCAGAAGAAGACGTCCGAGAGCTGGCTCAAGACCGTCAACGCTTTCCGGAAGGGCGGCAAGGACGTCGAGGAAAGTTCGAAGAAGGCCGCCGAGACCGTCAACCTGATCACGCGGCGCGTGCTCGAACTCTTCGCCGTCATCACCGGCAGCCAGGCGCTCAGCGAGTTTGTGCGCAAGCTCACCAATGCAGACGCCTCGCTTGGCCGCTTCGCCTCGAGTCTCGGTGAATCGCCCCAGCGCATCGCGGCCTGGGAGAATGCAGCCGAACGCTTCGGCGGCTCGGCCGACGCCACCGCGTCGACCCTGGAGCGCGTCAACAAGCAGCTCTACAACCTCAACAAGAACGGTGAGGCGCTGCCTCGCGAGTTCTCGCAGTTGCAGGCCTGGACCGGCATGCGGATCGACCCCAACCATGGGCTCGATCGCTACCTTTCCGATGTCGCCGCGGCTTTGCAGAGGTTGCACCAGATCGACGCCGGCGCGGCTCACAATGTCGCGCAGGCGCTGGGAATCGACCCGGCGACCGAGCAGCTCATGTACAAGATGGGCTCAGGCATCGACATCTATCTCGGGAAACTGGAGAAGAGCCTTTCGCCCAGCAATCAGGCGATCGAGGCGGCGCAAAAGCTCCAGGCTAGCTGGAACGAATTGCTCCAGCACATCATCGCGCTCGCCAACGCCATCTATGACAAGCTCGGCCCGGTCCTGGTCGACGCGGCCGACAGGATGACGACCTGGATCGAAAAGAACCAGGACTGGATCCGGACCGGCATTGTCGACGCGGTGAAGAAATTCATCGACTGGCTCGAAAAGATCGACTGGAACGCCGTCGAGACCGGCATGCAAAATTTCGCGCACGGCGCGAAAGAGGTGGTCGACGGGGTCGGCGGCATCGTCCATGCCACCGAGATCCTGTTCGGCCTGTGGCTCGGCGCGAAGTTTCTGCGCGTTCTCGCCAATATGCGCATGCTCGCTGCGGGAGGTGCCGGCGGCGTCGCCGCTGGCGGTGCTCGTGCGGGCCTGGGCTTTCTCGGCACCATCTCAACGGGCGTTGGAATGCTTCTTGCCGGCGCGGCCGCCGTCAAATGGGGCGGCGCGCATGTGCGCCACGACCTCGACAACCGCGACCATGGCACCATAGGCAATTGGGTCATGGCTCATCTGCGCAAGGCGCCGGGAAGCCATCCCGGCAAGGATGCCGACGACAAGATCGCCGTCGACGGCAAGCCGATCTCGAGGAGCAATCCCGTGCCGGTCACGATGGCCGAGCAGAGCAACTCGGGCGGCGGCTTCTGGAGCAACCTCCTCAGTGGCATCGGCGCTGCGTTCGGCGGCGGCAGCGCATCGTCCAAGGCCGGCGGCCTCGTCGGCGGCATGGTGGGTGGGACCGGTCCTAGCGGCCCTCAGCGGGCCTCTGGTGGCACGCGAGGCTGGTGGACGCCCGAGCGGCAAGCGCAGGCTTACCAGACCCTCACGGGCGGCGGCCTGTCAGATGCAGGCGCCCGCGGCCTCATCTCGCGCTGGATGAATGTCGAGGCGTCCGGCGGTCCCTCGACCGTCAACAGCATCGGCGCGTCTGGCGTGGCGCAATGGCTGGGCTCGCGTAAGGCGCGCCTCATGGCCTTTGCGAAGGCGCGCGGCAAAGACTGGAACGATGCCGACACGCAGTATCAGTTCGTCCTGTCGGAGCTGAACGGCCCCGAGAGCCGGGCCGGCAGCATGTTGCGCAATGCCAAGACCGACGCCCAGGGCGCTACCGGTGCATCGATGTTCGAGCGCGCCGAGGGCTACAATGCCTGGAGCGGCATGGACGCCTATACCGGCCGGACCTACCGGGGCATGAAGGGGATCAACACCGGCGCCGCATCGGCGGCGCTGTCGAACATCTCGAGCACGCACACGGCCACGACGTCGAACAGCTCGGTGGAGGCCCACATCGGCAAGGTCGAAGTTCACAGCCAGGCCACCGATGCCAACGGCGTTGCGGCCGACATCAACGACGCGCTCAGCCGGCGTCTGTTCACTGCGCAGGCAAATAGTGGATTGGCGTGATGGCCGGCATTCTTGAACTTCTGACGCAGGACGCCTTCGGATTGCTGTCGAGCGCTTTCGGCCTGCAGCCATGGGGTATCTACTTCGGCGGAGTGCCGGTGATCATCGCCGACAACATCGTGGAGGTGCAGTATCGCCAGCAATGGTCGATCTCTGACTTCCCGGTCGAACAGGGGGCCTTCCAGAGCTACGACAAGGTCCAGATACCCTACGACGCTCGGCTGCGCTTCACCGCCGGCGGATCGGCCGCAAACCGCGCCGCGATGCTGGCGTCGATCGCGGCCGTCGCCGGCGACACCAACCTCTATGACGTGGTCACGCCGGAGGCTGTCTACCTCTGCTGCAACATCACCCACTACGACTACAGCCGTCGCTCGAATGAGGGGATGGGGCTTCTCTCGGTCGATATCTGGCTGATCGAAGTGCGGCAGGCCGTCAGCGCCGCCATGTCGAACACCCAGGATCCGAGCGGCGCTTCTCAGGTCAACGGCGGCACTGTGCAGACCGCGCCGGCGAGCAGCGCGCAGCTCGAGCAATTCAAGACATCGTCTGGCCTGCCAGCCGGGGGCTTCTGATGGTCATCATTCCTCTGCAGGCGGTGCCGAACCAGGCGGTCGGCGTGACGCTGGACGGGCAGGTCTCGCAGATCAGCCTCTATCAGAAGAACACGGGCCTGTTCATCGACCTCTATGTCGACAACGTGCTCGTGATCGGCGGCGTGATCTGCCAGAACCTCAACCGGATCGTCCGGTCGCTTTACCTTGGCTTCTCCGGCGAGCTGCTCTTCATCGACAACCAGGGCGATACCGACCCCTACTACACCGGGCTCGGCACGCGCTACAGCCTCGCCTATGTGTCGGCGAGCGAGCTTCCGGCCGGTATCGGCTGATTATTGGCTAGGCCAGCAGCTCCAACCCGTTGTCCCAAAACGGAACGAAATCACGGCTTCGTGATTATCGTTGCATGGTCGATCCTTCTCGGGTGTAGCCAGTCATCGAAAGCCCGTCGCTTACGCTCATTAGCTGCGACGGGCTTTCTCTCTGCGGCGGCGCTTCGCCTTGCGCATCATTTGCAACGCTTGAACCGATCGCCGGCAAAGCAGAGGTGGACTTCCCTCAGCTGCGCCGCCACCGCCTCGCGCTGATCGCACGCCTTGATGGTGTCGGGATCATCGCCCGAGCCGCCGCGGCACTGCTCATTCAGGTCGAGATAAGTCTTTTCGAGCGCGGCCTTGTTCGGCTTCGCCAGCGCCGGCGCGACGGTGAAAAGCAGAAGGGCGGCGCTCGCGGCGGCAAGGACTTTCGGCATGGGCGTGACTTTCTTCATGTGAGGCGGCGATCGAGATGGCGTTCAGCCAGAAGCGAATTTCCGTCGAGTTCGAGCTGGCAAACGGTCAGTTTGAAGGCGGCGGCAACACCGCGGAGGTATTCGGGCTGCGCGTCGCCTGCAACATCGTCAACGCCGGGCAAGGCTCGGGGCAAGCGGAAATTTCGATCTGGGGCCTGCCGCTGGCTCTGATGAACCAGCTATCCACCGTCGGTTCACAGTATCTCCAGATGTACAAGAACGGCATTTCGGTGCTCGCTGGAGATGACGAGACCGGCCAGAACGTCGTGTGGACCGGCACCATCGTTTACGCCTATGTCGACGCGCAGGCGATGCCAGACGTGTGCTTCCGGATCAGCTCGCTCCCGGGCGTCTTCCATGCCGCAAAGCCGATCCCGCCGCTGAGCATCAAGGGCTCCGGCGACGCCTCGCAGATGATGAAATCTCTCGCGGGGCAGATGGGCCTGGCCTTCGAAGACGCCGGCGTCAAGGTCAAGTTCGCCAACCCCTACTATCCGGGCACGGCGTGGACGCAGATGCTGGCGATCGCGCGCGACGGCGGCTTCGACGTCGGCATCGATCGCGGCACGATGGTCATCACGCCGCCCGGCAAGGCGCGAAACAGCGACACGGTGCTGATTTCGAAAGACACTGGCATGGTCGGCTACCCGTTCTTCCAGCAGGCCTTCGTGCTGGTCCGCGCGCTCTACAACCCCGCCGTGAAGTATCAGGGGAAGGTGCAAATCCAGAGCGACCTGACGCCGGCCAACGGCACATGGAAGGTCAACCGCCTCGAGTATCAGTTGGAGGCAATGATGCCCCACGGAAAGTGGTTCATGCTCCTCGAATGCATCGCCGTTGATGCCTCGGCGCCGGCATGAGCGGCCAAGGCTATTTCGGTCAGCAGACCACGTCTGACGACACCGCCGAGATCAACCGGCTGCGCTTCCTCATTCGCCAGGAGCTGGCGCAGGCGCGCACGGGCATCCCCGTCAAGGTCGTCGCGGTGCATGGTGGCGGCGTCGGCGCGCCGCCCACGGTGGATGTGATGCCGCTGATCAATCAGACGGACGGGCAAGGCAACCAGACGCCCCACGGCGTCATCTACGGCATCGCCACGATGCGCAACCAGGGCGGCACCAACGGCATCATCAACGATCCGAAGATCGGCGACATCGGCCACATGACGATCTCGGACCGCGACATCTCGGCGCTGAAAGCCAACGGCGGAGCGCAGTCAAACCCGGGCAGCTTCCGGCGCGGCAACATGTCGGACGGCATCTATCAGGGGGCCATCGCCAATCCGGCCAACCAGGACCAGGCCGTCCAGTTCACCGAGGGCGGAATCAAGCTCTTCGACAAGAACGGGCAGATCATCGAGTTCGCGGCCGGCTCCATCACCATCACCACCGCGCAGCTGCGGGTGACGGGCGACGTCATCGCCGGCGCCGGTGGCGAGAACATCAGCGTGCTCAACCATCTTCACACCAACGTCCAGCCCGGCGGCGGCACGTCAGGCCCACCGGAGCCCGGAACATGAAGACGCTCCTTCTCGACACCGACACCTGGGACCTGGTGGCCGATGCGTCGGGCAACATCGCGATCGCCGACGAGCCCTATGCTCTGGCGCAGGACGCGGCGAGCGCGATCAGGCTGTTCGCGGGCGAGCTCTACTACGACACGACGCAGGGCATTCCCTACTTCGACCAGATCCTGGGCAAGGCGCCGCCGGTCTCGCTCATGAAGGCGTACTTCAATCGCGCCGCCTTGACGGTGCCCGGCGTGGTCTCGGCGCAGACCTTCATCCAGTCATGGACCGATCGGACTGTCACCGGCCAAGTGCAGGTGACGGACGCGGCCGGCAACACCACCGCAGCGAGCTTGTAGCACATGGTCGACACCACCAACGTTCCCCCGCCGCAGTGGACGGACACGGGGTTCCTGATCCCGTCGGCCGCGGAGGTGCTGGCGGGCGTGACCGAGGACATCAACGGCGCGTTTGGCGGCGTCCTCAATCCCGCGCTGAACACGCCGCAGGGGCAGCTCGCCAGCAGCGAGACGGCGGTGATCGACGAGGTCAACTCGACGTTCCTCTATTTCACCAACCAGGTCGATCCCGCCTATGCGACCGGCCGTATGCAGGATGCGATCGCGCGCATCTACTTCATCGAGCGCAACCCGGCCCAGCCGACGGTCGTGCAGGCGCTCTGCAGTGGCTTGCCGGGCGTCGCCATCCCGACGGGCTCGCTGGCCCTTGCCGAAGATGGCAACCAGTATCTGTGCACCGAGGATGGCGTCATCGGCGTCGACGGCACTGTCACCCTGCCGTTCGAGTGCCTGGTCGTCGGGCCGGTCCCATGCCCTGCCGGAAGCCTCGACCAGATTTACCGAGCGATCCCCGGCTGGGATTCGATCACGAACCCGGATGACGCCGTGCTCGGCAACAATGTCGAGAGCCGGTCGGCTTTCGAGGCGCGCCGTGCTGCCTCCGTCGCGTTGAATTCGCAGGGCTCGCTTCCGTCGGTCCTGGGCGCGGTGCTGGCGGTGCCGAACGTCATCGATGCGTTCGTGACAGAGAACGCCAGCAATGACGTCCAGACCATTGGCGGCGTCTCGATCTACCCGAACTCACTCTATGTCGCGGTGGTCGGCGGCGACGCTGACGACGTCGCACAAGCGATCTGGTCGCGCAAAGCGCCCGGCTGCGCATATAACGGCAATACGACGGTCACGGTCTACGACCAGAGCCCCGGCTATGTCCCGCCGTACCCTGCCTATCGGGTGAGCTTCGAAATCCCCGATCCGCTGGGGATCCTGTTCGCGGTCAACATCGTCAACACGCATCTCGTCCCCGCCGATGCCGCAACGCAAATCCAGAATGCCATCGTCAGCGCCTTTGCCGGGGGCGATGGTGGCCCGCGCGCGAAGATCGGCACCACGCTATTTGCGAGCCGCTTCTACGCGCCCGTGGCCGCCCTTGGCTCGTGGGCGCAGATCATCTCGATCGAGGTAGGCTCGAACAACAACCCCAGCGCCGTCTTCACGGGCCAGATCGCCGGAACGGTACTGACGGTCTCCGCCGTTGCCTCGGGGGCGCTGGCGGTCGGCCAGATCATCTCCGACACCACCGGAGCGCTGACCCTCGGCACCACCATCACCGCGCTCGGCACCGGGACGGGCGGCACCGGTACCTATGTCGTCTCCAACAACAAGAACGTGTCAATCGAGACCATGACGGCCGCGATCCCCAATCGCTTCGACATCGCCGTCGACATCGACCAGGTGCCGACGATCTCCCCCAACGACATCTTCGTCACCCTGACCTGATCGATCATGGAAGACACAGGACCTCCCTATCCCAGGCCGCCGGCCGGGATACCGAACGGCTTTGGTCAATTCGCCATTGGCATCAGCCCCATCGGCGATTTCCCGCCTTTCGACGTCTGGCGCACTGTCATCAGCCAGTATGCGAATGCGCCCACGCTGACGCAGCTGATCGGGAACATCTTCTCGTATCTCGACCAGACGGCCAATTTCGATGCGTTCTTCGACTACATCTGGAACGTCGACACGGCGCAGGGCTATGGGCTCGACGTCTGGGGCCGCATCGTCGGCGTCAGCCGGGTTTTGCAGGTCACGACCGGGGACTGGTTCGGCTTCGATGAGGCGAAGCCGGGAGCCGATCCGTTCGGGCAAGGCGCCTTCTATTCCGGCGCTCCGCTCACCTCGAATTTCGCGCTGTCGGACGAGGCATACCGCCGGCTCATCTTCGCCAAGGCGGCAGCCAACATCACCAACGGCTCGATTCCGGCGATCAACCAGATCCTGCTCAGCCTCTTCCCCCACAGGGGCAACGCCTACGTTACCGAGGGCGGCAATTACGGGACATGGTTCGGCTTCGAGGAATCGCTGAACTCCGTCGGCTTCAACCAGGCATCGTTCTACGCGGGCTCGCCGATCGAGACGATGACGATGACCTACACCTTCGCCTTCCAGCTGACCCCTGTCGAACTCGCGATCGTCCAGAACTCCGGCGTCTTGCCGAAGCCGACCGGCGTCAAGGCGTCGGTCGTCATCATCTAAGGATCCCTCCATGAAGCTTTCCGCCTTGCCTGCCAAGTTCCCCGTAGCTTGGGGAGCTTCGGCGAGCCCGAGCTACATCCGCTCCATCCCGCTCGGCTCGCAGATCGGGATTGTGAATGGCGCGGCCTCACTGACCGACGGCTTTCCGCCACTCAACTTCCTGCCGGTCGGATCGGGCGGCGTGCCGCCGTTCGGCCAGGACATGAACGGCATTCTGCAGCAGATCACGCAATGGTCGCAGTGGCAGAATGCAGGCGGTCTGGTCCCCTACGATCCGGCCTTCTCGGCAGCGATCGGCGGGTATCCCAAGAGCGCGTTGCTGGCTGGCGCGGCGACTGGCGTGGTTTGGCTGAGCACGGCCGACGACAATACGTCCGACCCGGATACGAGCGGCGCGAATTGGGTCAACATCGGAGCCGCATCCGCGCCCATCATGGTCGGTACCGATGCGGGCTCGGCCAATGTCTGCACCGCCACGGTCCTGCCGGCGCCGGGCGCTTATGTCGACGGCCAGATCTTCGTCGTCCAGAAGGCCGCCTTCGACAACAACGGCGCCATGACGGGCAACATTGACGGGCTCGGTACACATCCTATCGTCAACATGGACGGGACCGCGCTGACGGCAAAGCAATGGCCAGCGAGCGCCACGGGCATCCTCGAGTTCAACAACGCGACGACGTCGTTCCGTCTGCTCAACCCGGCTGTGACAGTAGCCGCCAACGCGGGCCTTGCCGCGACCGATCAGCAGGTCCTTTCGCTGAGCATCACGACTCTGCCGGCACCCACCGGCGCACTTTCCTTGAACGACAGCGTTCCGCTGCACGTGGTGGCGGACGGTGCGGACCGCGAGGTCACCCTTTCGGCGCTCGCCGCTATTCTCCCCGGCGCGATGAAGGCCATGCGCGTCATGACAGCGAGCGGAACCTACACGCCGACGGCTGGCGCCAAGAGCATGCTCGTCTTTGCCACCGGCGCAGGTGGCGCAGGCGGCGGCAATGCCACGGCAAACGGCTTCACTGGCGGCGGCGGAAGCGCGGGCGGAACGGCGGTCTATTTCGGTGCCGTCTCTCAGCAGACCGTCACCATCGGCGCCGGCGGCGTCCCCAATCCATCTTCCGGTTCGGATCTCATCGGCGGTTCGGGCGGAACAACCTCTTTCGGCGCTCTTGCCGTCGCTACCGGCGGCATTGGCGGTTCTTCCAGCGGCACCAACTCATTTGGAGCTGGCGGCCAAGGGGTGGGGACCGGAACCGCCGGAACCCTCTTGATCCACGGCGGTGGCGGCTCGCCCGGTTCAGGCCATGAAGGCGGTTGCGGGGGCACCTCGTTCTGGGGCGGCGGCGGCTATGGCGGCGCAACACCTTCGACCGGCGTCCAGGTACCCGGCGGCCCGGGCTCCCTCGGCGGCGGCGGCGGTGGTGGCGACGGCGGCGGCGCCGGCGGGGCCGGGGGCAACGGTGTGGTCGTCATCTTCGAATTCGACTGATCGCGGCATCGCCGCCCTCGCGTAAGCCAACCACTCACACACATTCGGATTGGGACAAATGAATCCCTTCAGCTACGGCAACGTCCTGACCGCTGGCCAGTGGAGCTATCTGTTCTCGCAGAAGCAGGACGCGCTCGGCTATACCCCGGTGAACCGGGGCGGCGACACAATGCAAGGGCCGCTCAACACCCAGGCCTCCACGTCCGACGGCGCTGGATTCAGCATCCCTCCTGGCGCTGCTCCGGGAGTGCCGGTCGACGGACAGATCTGGATGACGATCTTTGGGCTCTTCTTCCAGATCGGCGGGAAAACGATCGGACCGATCGCCAACGGCACCATCGTCGGACCTTCGAACTCCGTGGTGGGCGACATTCCCGTTTTCTCCACGACCGGCGGCACTGCCCTTGCGGACAGCGGGATCTCGCTCGCTTCGCAACTCCCCAACCTCATCCTGGCTACTCCAGCCTTCGGAAGCGGAGTGCCCGCATTCCGAGCGCTGATCGGGGCTGACCTACCCACGCCGCAGCCCGTGGCACTTGGTGGCGTGAAATCTGCGGCAGCTCCTCCCCATCAGTTTGGGACGGGCGTCGACACCAGCGGCAACCCAACGTTTGCGCAGCCTGCAATCAGCGACGTCTCGGGCCTTGCCGCGAACATGCTGGCCTTTTTTGCCGGCGGCACGAGCGCCCAGCTCGCCGCGGCGATGGTCGACGAGACCGGTAGCGGTCCGCTTGTCTTCGCCACAAACCCGACCGTTGCCCTTGGCTCGGCCTCGACCGCCGTCACCCAGACACCCGGCGACAATTCGACCAAGCTGGCAACGACGGCCTATGTGCAGGCAGCGATCTTCGCCACCACGACGCTGCCGGCGACCAGGCTGGCCACGACCACCGCGCTTCCGGCGGTCACCTATGCCAACGGAGCATCCGGCGTCGGTGCCACGCTCACCGCCTCTGCCAACGGTGCTTTGACGGTCGATGGCGTCGCCGCGAATCTCAACGACGTGATCCTGGTCAAGAACCAGGCCTCGTCGTTCCAGAACGGCATCTACACGGTGACGGCGACCGGTAGCGCAGGCGCGCCATTCGTCCTGACGCGTGCGACCTACTACAATCTCTCCGCCGACATCGATCTTGGCGACCAGACGTTCGTGACGGGTGGAGCGACGCAGGGCGCCACGACCTGGACGCAGAATGCCAAGGAAAACCCGGTCATTGGCACCGACCCGATCACGTTCGCCCAGACGGCGGGGGTCGGTTCCTACACCGCCGGGAACGGCCTCACCCTGGCGGGCACGCAGTTCGCGATCGACACGACGATCGTCACTGACCTGTCGTCGGCGCAGTCGCTCTCCAACAAGACGCTGGTGAGCCCGGCACTCAGCGGCGTGCCCACCGCGCCGACTGCAGCGGCAGGCACGAATAGCGCGCAGATCGCCAGCACCGCATTTGCGGCGGCCGCTGCGGCGACCGCAGCTGCCGGCACGCTCGTCAACGTCCAGGTAAAGACTGCCTCGGGCACCTATACGCCGACCGCAGGCGCAAGCCGTGCAATCGTCTTCGTGACGGGCGGCGGCGCTGGCGGCACGACGGGCACCGGCAGCGGCAGTGAAAGCGGCGGTGGCGCTGGCGCCACGGCCATCTTCTTCATGAACGGTGTCTCGGCACAGACCGTTACAATTGGTTCGGGCGGCGCTGCCGGCGCCGCAGGTGGATCATCCGCATTCGGCACTGTCACTGCGAACGGTGGCTCTGCCGCAGCCTCTCAGAGCCTCGGTGGCCGGGGCGGCACGGCAGCCAACGGCACACTCAACCTCGGCGGCGGCGACGGCGGCTCCGGCACCAATGCGACCGGCAACTCTCAAGGCGGCGAGGGCGGCGCAAGTTTTTGGGGCGGCGGCGGCGCGGGCGGCCAGACCGCTAACAGCCACAATGCCGGCGCGGCCGCGCAGGCATACGGCGCTGGCGGCGGCGGCGGTTCGTACAGCGCTGGCGCTGGCGGTGCTGGCGCGCCCGGCGTCGTTCTCATACTCGAGTTCAAATAAGGACCGCATTCATGCAACTGGCAGTCATCCAAGGCACCGACGTCGTCAACATCATCGAGGGCGACCCGACCTTCACGCTCGACGGCTTCACGATCGTCCCGCTCGCGGAGCCGGGCTATATCGGCGGCACCTATAGCAATGGCGTGTTCAGTGCTCCCCCGGCACCGCCTGCCGTTGTGCCGGAAAGCGTGTCGGCTCGGCAATTCCACCTCCAGCTAAGCGTTGCCGGTTTGCGCGCCCAGGTCATCGCCTGGATCGGAACGCAGCCTGTCGAGGTGCAAGACGCCTTCGAATACAGTGGAAGCTTCGTGCGCAACGAGCCGATGATGGAAACCGGCTTCGCCGCGCTCGGCTACACGTCGGCCCAGATCGACGCGTTCTTCACGGCCGCCGCGCTGCTCTGACGGCGGGCACGCACGCCGGCGTCGACTCGAGTCCTCGTTCTCATCTGATCAAGCTGCCCTCTAGGGCGGAAAGGAAGTGTTATGCGTCTCGTCGCCGACGTGCGCCGCGTGGTGCTGTTGTCTCTGAGTTTCTGGATGCAGGTGTTCGGCCTCGCCGTGCTCGTGCTGCCTGAGCTCTGGTATCGCGTGACCGGTCAGGACTATGACCCAAACGTCGCATGGTGGCTCGGCGTGCTCCTGCTGCTCGCCGGCATTGTTGGCCGGGTCTACCAGCAGGGACTGTCGCCATGGAAGGAATGGATCCGCATCATTGCCGTGGCGGCAATCGCCTTCGCGTTGGCGCTTCTGCTCGCCTGGCCTTCGAGCGCAAGCCCCCTGGCTGGCAGTCCGGCGACCGAGGCACAGACGCTCGACATCGCCGTGCCGTTCATCGCCAAGAAGGAAGGCGAAAAGCTGGTCGCCTATAGGGACTCTGTTGGCGTCCCAACTATCGGCTTCGGCCATACCGCCGGTGTCCACATGGGCATGGTGATCACGCACCAGCAGGCCCTCGATCTGCTGCGCCAGGACACCGCCGCGCACCGCACCGGGCTACACCGCTATTTCACGACGGAGACGATCAACGTCCGCCTGCCTGCTACGCGCGATGCGGCCTACACCTCATTGGCATTCAACGTCGGCGCTGCCGGGGCGGGCAAGAGCACCGCAACGCGCCGCCTCAACGCTGGTGACGTCGCCGGCGGTTGTCAGGCGCTGACCTGGTTCGATGAAGCCGGCCATAGGGTGCTACGGGGCCTATGGGAACGGCGCCAGCAGGAGAAGGCGCTGTGCATGATCGGCGCAAGCCAATGATGCTTGCTTTCATCGCGCCGGTGCTGGCCCTCCTCGGCCCGGTCTGGAATTTCTGCACCAGCCGCATCGGCCTGCCGCTGGTCCTGGCCGGCGGCATCATCCTCTTTTACGAGGGCCTGCCGCTCGGCCCGCTGCGCGACATTCCCTATGTCGGGCCGGAGCTGACCGGCCTCGTCGGCGGTCGCGTCGATCGGGCCTATGCGGCCGGCCAGAAGGCCGAGGACGCGCTGTGGCAGGAAAAGATCAAGCTCGCCGCTATCGCCCAGACGGCCGACACCAAGACGCGGCAGCAGGACATCGACGCCGCGGCACAAGCCTACATCGACAAGCAGCATAGCGACGCCGGCCGCATAGCCGACCTAGTGCGCGCGCAGAAGGACCAAGACAATGCACCGCCCGTTTCGACCAATCCTTCTGGCTGCAAGCCTGATGGCATCTCTGCAGGGGTGTCAGAGCGCCTCGACGCTATCGGTCGATAGCCTGGCGCCGAAGCCGACCGCTCACATCGATCCGAGCGTGATGCAGGATTGCCTCGGCGTGGTCGACATCCCCCATCGCTTCGTCTCGACGGAGGAGGAGACTAGGCTGCATGCGGAAGATCGCCGCCGGCTTGGTAATTGCGTTCGCCTCAACCACGCCAAGGGCGACACCATCCAGGCGCTCGTGAAATGAGCGCAGGAGTGCCTCAGCGTCTTCGCGAACTCGACCCGGAAACCATCCTCTGGCTCGATCGCCTCGACAGCAAGCAGCGGGAGGCCCTCATCTGGGCCGGCCGTCTCAAGCCCGAACAGCGGGATCGGCTCGATGATTTCCTCGATCTGGACGAGGATCACTTCCAAGCGGGGTTCGCGGTGGTAAAGCTCTGGACACGGCTACGTTGGCTGGGCTCCACATCGATGTGGATCATTTTGACGGTTGCGGGGTTGTTGCTGGCATTGACCCAGATCATCGACCAGTTGAAGGGATCCAAGCTGTGAGGCTGCCGCGCAACGCTTCCGAAGTTCTGACCGGTCTGATTTTCCTCTTGGCCGGGGCTCTCGGGGTGCTGCTCTACCTGCAGATCGCACAGGCGCTCACCCTGTAA